CAAAGTAGGGTATATTATAGGCATCCTGATACAGGCATATCTATTGTATTTGTTTCTACATTGGGTGTTTTAATCAAATCCCGTAGAGGGGTTAATCGTTGGTTACCTTGAGGAATAGTTTGTATACAAAGTGTTTTATGCAGAAGGTTGCCGAATAGTTTGTATACCAAGTAAATAGGGTTAAATGATAGAATCCTAGTGGTATAAAGACCGCAGGGTATCGGAATAAAAGGGAAAAGATTATGGCAAATTTTATGGGGAAGAATGGATTTCAATGGTTCGTAGGAGTCGTTGAGGACCGCCAAGACCCCAAACACCTAGGGCGAGTGAGAGTTCGCTGTCTAGGCTATCACACAGAAAACATTGTAGACCTGCCGACAGCAGACCTACCATGGGCACACCCTATGAACCCTATCACAAGCGCCACCGTGTCAGGCATTGGTCAGACACCATTAGGTGTAGTCGAAGGCACATGGGTGGTGGGATTCTTTCAAGATGGTGGAGATGCACAACAACCTATCATCATGGGGACTTTGCCTGGTGTACCTACTTCGTTACCTACAAAGGATTCTGACAAAGGCTTTCAAGATAGAGTCAATGGCAACTACCCCAAGTATAAAGAAACAGATGTCAACCGGCTGGCCGTGAATGAGAAGAGCGGGCTGCTTGAGTTAAACCCTCACAGTACCCTCACACTTCGCCGTGCTGACCGAGATATTTTTGTAGGTCAAGCTGACTTTAATACAGTAGAACTCAATATAGCAAACAGTATTGCCTTGACATTACCTGCTGATGATGGTCAAAGTTTCTCTGAACCAAGTGTACCATACAATGCCGTGTACCCATACAACCATGTAGTGGAGACGGAGAGTGGACACATACGAGAACTAGACGACACGCCAGGCGCTGAGAGAATACATGAGAGGCATGCCAGTGGCTCTGGCTATGAGATTGCCGCAGACGGCACAAAGGTCACACGAGTCAAGAAAGATAACTACGACCTCATCACAGGCGACCACTTCGCCCACATCAAGGGCAATCATAGTACAACAGTAGATGGTGGTGTAAGAGTCTTTGTTAATGCGAATGCTAGTACAGATGATAACAACTATACTATCGAAGTAGGCAACAACGCTAATGTTAACATACAAGTCAATGAGGGCGATGTGAATGTTGTTACCACCCAAGGTGATATCAATATGAAGAGCGGTCGTAACATAAACATAGAGGCAGAACTAGGTGTTCATATTAAGGCAAAGACTTTTAGCGCTCAGATAGATGGCACATGGGAAGAGAGAGTGACAGGTACAAACACTAAGACAGGTCAATTTATTAATCTAAATTAATTCTGTGTTATATAATATATAGAATGAGGCCATCAAAAACTGGACAGTAATAGTTAGAGTACATAAGGGATCTGTTCGGGCATAGATAACTACTGTATAAATAACTCAAAGGGGTTCCCATGCTAAACACAATTTATTTTATTTTTGGAATTTGTGGAGTTCTAATCGCAATTTGTAGCATCCTCTACCTACTACCAACAATCGTTCTATCGTATCTATTTCTCATTGTACTCATAGTAGGCACAACGGCCTTAATGATACTCACATACAAAGAGATACGAAAATGAAGTATCATCTGAAGAACTTATCTAAATGGATGTTCCGTGCATACATTGTATGGTCGCTATGTCTAGATGCAACAGTTGTATTCGGACTTCTCTATTACTTTTTTCTTCGATAACATACTACATATATAAATCTTCAAGAGAATAAATATCAATGACGACACCCTAAACTAGCACATCTGGTTTAGAAAAGATATCAAAAATTTTCTCGGAGGAAAAAAGACATGAAAAACTCTTACACTACTCTACATAGAAACCTAGACAATAGGATTCTCACACTTGAAAAAGAACATCATCCCAATCAATCACTTATCACAGACCTGAAGAAACAGAAGCTTAAACTGTCAGATAGAATGGTATCGACAGTACATGAGCAATTAGAGTTGTTCAGCGTATCAGAAAAGAAACGTGCAAAGAAACTCGTAGATAGTATGATACATGAGCAGAAGCGTTCTGATAAGAAGAAACGTAAGGCTCGTAAGACAAAGATTCAATATGCAGTACGAAGAACTGACATAAACTCAGGTACAGGATAATGGAGAACATATATCAACAAAGGCGTGAGAGTGTCTATACGAACACAGCAATCACTTATACAAGAGAGGTGTCATGCGATGGTAACCAACTACTCAATAGTCCTGTCGAGGAGCATCCTCTTGTGTATTATCTGATACCTTACAAGACGAATCAGGTATCATGTGAGTATTGTGGTAAGACCTTTGCTTTTTGCGATCCTGAGCTTATCTAAAAAATCTTTCCAAAAATCTTTAAAGGTCTCGAAGGTGTATAAATAGTTATATGTTAAAATTCAAAGAAGTCGAAAACATTGATTGTTTATGCGAGGAGACCTATAAAGATTTAGTTATCACCGAAGCGGAGTATCAAGGTAAGACAGTTAAACTGAATGACCCGATACGAGGTGGTAGTAAAAAGTTTTATGTGTATGTGAAGAACCCTAAAGGTAATATCGTAAAGGTATCGTTTGGCGATACAACAGGCTTATCGATTAAGAGAGATAACCCAGCACGAAGAAAATCATTCCGTGCAAGACATAGATGTGATACAGCAAAAGATAAGACAAGTGCAAGATACTGGTCTTGTTATCAATGGCGTGCCAATGCACCAGTCGATAACTAATGGAGTTACTTCTCTGGTTCTTATTACTTACCTTTATACCTCTCTATACAATTTATTCTTTCAACAAATGGGTAGATAACAATTTCTAATCAATATAAATAGTAGCATATATTATGCGAAGTTTGAGATATCAAATTGAAAACCTCTATATTAATATTCTTTAAAGAAAAGGAGATACAATGATAAAGAAAATACTAGCTATCACTAGCGTAGTACTTTTTTCGTCAGCGATTTGTGCTGCCGAAATTACACCTTACGGTGCTTTTAATTATAAGTACAGCCATGATGAAAATACATCAGGCGTTGCATATAATAAACTCGAAGATAATGGCTCAAAACTTGGTTTAGATTTTTCTGAACCATCAGTTGAAGGTTCTTCGATAGGTGCTTTTGCTAAACTCGAATTAGGATTAGATACGGACGCTACAACTAATTCATTAACTAATAGACTATCTTATGTCGGTCTATCTTTCGATACAAGCAAAGTTGCTGTAGGTCGTCAATCACATCCATTTACGGATAATGTTGGTGGTAAAACTAACATCTTTAATGTATATGGATCGAATGCTGACCAAAGTTATGCTGCTCGTTCATCACAATCTCTTTCATTCTCTACAACGGCATCAGGTCTTACTCTTGATACATTAGCAATTGCTGATGGGTCATCTAGTAACACAGATGCATTTGATGAGTTTGAAGGTACAATATCTGCTACTCTATTTGGTAGTGATATATCTATAGGATATGCTGATGATGTAAATAGCGATATATCTTATTGGGGTGCAGGTTCAACAACAAGTGTTGGTCCAGTAACAATAGGAACTTCTTATACAATCAAAGACGCTGCAACGGATATAACTGGTGTTGAAATAACAGCAGGAATAAATATCTTAACAGTAGGATATCAAGACTTAGAATCAACAGGAGTATATTATACTGCTGGCGTTGCTAAAGAAATCGTATCTAGTCTAACTGTATATGGTGAGGGGCAAATGAGTGACCTTGATTCTGGGACTGATACTCAGTCTTTTTCTCTTGGTGCTAAATATAGCTTCTAAAAAATTTTAAATTAAATAAGAGGGGCGGTTTTAAATCGCCCTTTTTTTATTATAGGTAGAAGTTTCTATGAGGTTTATCTATTTCTTTTAATCTGTATTCTAAGTCCGCAAGGTCTTTCGAGTTAGCAAGATATCGTTCTATTTTATTTTTATCTGATTCAAATAAACTTAGTACAAAGTTAAGCAACGTTTTCATTATTTAATCCTTTTTTATATTGGTCGTATTCAATGGCAGCCTTCCAGTCAGTACCGTACTCAGTTTTATAGTACCTGACGAGGTCTGGATTGATATGGCTGTAAGTATTATCCCAAACATAAAAGTTAGAACTAATAAGTTTAGAAATGTTTTTGAAGTATTTGAACATAATTTGTTTCCTTTCATACTAATATTTATTGAAAATGTCTATGTGTTTAACACAGTAATATCAACTAGTCATTATGCAAAAAACAGATACTTAAATGCTTACACATTTCTTACACATAACTTACACATACAAAATTTACGAATTTACAAAATGATGTTACAATTGTTTACAAGTTGTAAATTTCAAATGTCAAGCATGTAAAATTTTTAAATAAATAATTATATGGATGATAAAGAAGAAGTCAAGCTATTAGACATACCTGAAAAGATAGAAGAAAATATAAATGCTGTTTGGTCAAATAGATATGGGTGGCACTTACAAAGAAAAGAAGTACCTAGTGTATCCGAAGAGGAATAACTACTACATATATAATTCTCTATTCTTATAAGTACCCTATGTGCTTCCTTCAGAAACCACTCCAAGCTAGCTTGGAGAGGAGAAACAGTTAATAGTGGTCTTGCGACAATTGTATTATAGCATAGTGTATTACTTTTAGTAAGTCATTCTTATTATGACCATCTTTCTTGCCATATCGTTGAGCATACTTTAGTAT